GCGGGTTTAATTACTTCTAATACATTCGGTATTTCGGATGTGGCCGAAGAATTTGGAGTTTCGGATACGGAAGTAATCGCTGGTTTAATACGTGGGGAGTACCTAACTCCTGCTCAGATAGCTGATAGATATGAAGATTTAAGTGAAGCCGACATCGTAAGTATACTACTTTCTGAAGACCTAGCTACCCCAGCAGAAGTAGCCGCGTATTACAACATACCTGAATCCGAAGTGCGTTCTTATGCTAGAAGTAAATCTGGGCTAGATTTAGCCGGTGGTGGGTATCTAGGCTACGCCCAAGGTGGCGATATAAACGGGTATTACCTAGGCGGTACTACAGATGGTATGGCAGATCAAATACCTGCTACAATCGACAATATGCAGCCCGCAGCTTTAAGTGATGGTGAATTTGTGATACCCGCTGATGTAGTAAGCCACTTAGGTAACGGCAACTCTGACTCCGGTGCCCAGAACCTCTACAGCATGATGGAGCGGGTACGTAAAGACCGCACGGGTAACCCCAAACAAGGTCGCCAGATCGACCCCAACAAATACTTAGCGTAAGGTAGAACGACATGCAAAAATTTAATACAGGCGGTACCGTGGGTGGAATGCTAGGGCAATCGTCTTCGTTGTCTCCTTATGCAGGGCCTTACGTCACTGGTATGCTTGGGAAGGGCGCGGCACTCTCCGAACTGCCTTATCAGGCGTACATGGGTCCGCTTACTGCGGGGCAATCTACCCTTCAAGACACTGCATTTCAAGGACTGGCTAACTTAGCTGTGCCTACTACTGCCCAAACCACTTACGAGCCTATGTCTTTTACAGGCGCAGGGTACGCTGCACCTACTGCACAACAGGCAGCGGCAGGTGAAATGGGGGCTTATACTCCGGCTTCAGGTAATGTCGTACAGCAGTACATGACACCCTATTTAGAAGCTGCGCTACAACCTCAGTACGATGCGGCCACACGCCAAGCGCTAATAGCACAGCAAGCATTACAAAGTAAGTATAGTAAAGCCGGTGCTTATGGTGGGTCTCGTCAAGCTGTAGCAGATGCGGAACTAGCTCGTGGTGCGTTAGATCGTATGGCAGGTATTACTGGTACAGGCTATCAACAGGCATTCCAACAAGCGCAAAACCAGTTTAACACCGAACAACAACGCCAGATGGCAGCCACAGGACAAGCCCAACAGTACGGATTACAAACATTAGGCGCGCAGCGTTTGGGCGGTGCAGAGCAACGGGCCATTGAAGGTCAGGGGGTTGCCGCAGATATAGCGCAGTTTACAGAAGAGCGGGACTACCCCTACAAACAAGTTCAGTTTCAACAATCTTTGTTGCAGGGACTCCCAATAACTACGCAAGACTACCAATATGCTGAACCCAGTACTCTGTCTAATGTTATGGGTGGGGCGGGCGGTATTTTAGGCTTGCTCGAAACAATGGGCGTTTTCCCAAAAACATAGCCCGCAAAGGAGCCTAACTAGTGAACAACATAGATTCGCAAATCAATGATCGCATAAATACTTATGCGGGGAATCCCCAAGCACTACAACAACGCTATGCTCAGACTCAAGAGCTAGTAGACCTGCTTGCCCTGCAAAAGATGAAAAACGACCGAGCTGCTGCTACTAACGCAGTACAGGGCGCGATGCAGACCGACACTAATACCTACAAAGGTCAATTAGAACAAGAAGCTATGCAAGGCGCACGTAGTGATGTCATGCGTAGCATGGGTCCGGGCATCCAACAGCAGGGGCAACGAATGGCCCAAATGCAAAACCGCGCGGCTGTGGGTATGCCAACAACAGGACTACCTGCACAACCTGCTCCTAATATGCGGGGTATGGCTATGGGCGGTATTGTCGGCTACCAACAAGGCGGCGGTGTTAAGCGGTTCCAAGAAGGTTTAGCGGTAATAGGTGACGACGAGTCGCGCTTTGGGGTAACTACTGACAGTGGGCTAACGCCTGACGAAGCAGTAGCCATGGATATGCAAGGCCCAGAAGCTCAACAACCTAAATTTGGCGATGAGCTTGGGGGTATGATAGAAGAAGGTGTTGCAGACGCCCTACAGTTAATTAAAGACAACCCTTTAGAAGCCGCTTCCCTAGCCTCATTGGCAATTCCTTTGGCCGGTCCCGGAATAAGTGCAGGGCTTAGGGGTGTCGGAATAGCAAGCAAAATAGCCGGTCCTATCCTTAAAAAGTACGGCACTAGGGCAGGGACAAAAATCCTCGAAAGGGTCAGGCCGCTTATAAGCAAACCGAACCCCAAGGCTCAATATTATCCGGGCGTAAAGCCGGGAGACTTAACAAAAGCCGGCACTCCGTATAAACCCTATCCTACTATGAAAAATGGTAGGCCAACAGCGACTCCACCGACCGTTATCTCCCCGTTGAAGGCAACAGGGTTAGGTCTTGGAACGTTAGGACTGGGGGCATCAGCAATTAGCCAACTAATGGGTGGCGAGGAAGGCGCAACAGAACTTCCACAAAACGAAGGTATTACTGCTGGTATGTACGATGTGCGTAGTGGTATGCCTACGGATCGCCAAAAGTTAGGCTCCATGGTAGACAGACCAAGTGCGGTATTGCGAGATAACATGGCCGAACGTGCGGAAGAAAAGCCTAAAAGCGAAATAGACTTCCGTGCATTGCGTGAGTTTTTAACAGCCGGTGGGGGGCAAACAAGTACTGCCGGAGCATTAGGTGCTGGTGCTAGGGGGCTAGGCGCGTACCAAGCTGCGGAACAAGGTCGTCAAGATAAGATCAACCAAGCAGCAGCAGAACTACAGTTGAAGCGCGATCTTGCAGTCAACGAAGCTCGAATGTTAACTCAAAAACTTATGGCTGATTACGAAGGTAAGATAACGACAGCGGAAATTAAAGTTGCCCAAGAAGCTTTAGAGCGTCTCGACAGCCCGCTAAACGATGCGTATCAGCGTGAAGTTAAAGCAATACGTGAGCAATTTGCGCGTCAACCTATAGAAATGGAAAATGCGTTGAATAGGCTTAGGGAAGCACACGTACAGCGAGCAGTAAGTAATGTACGCAGGGGTGTAGGTTTAGGCAGCGTGCCAACCACTAGTGCGGCTATAACAGATATGGGCTTAGAGTAGACAACATAAAGGATTCACTATGCCTATAGCTAAAGCGCAGCTGGGTGACGGGTCGGTTTTACGGTATTACGTTCCTGAAGGTACTACCCCTGAAGAACGCACAAGCATCTATGCCCCTGCTGCTTTACAAAAAGTAGAGATGGGTATAGACCCGCTTGAGCCGCCAGAAACTACTTTAGGTGGGTACGTAGGTGAAGTGGGTAGGGGTCTTGCTAGTGGCGCTGCTGGACTTGTTGAATCTGCTGCTACTGGCGCTGCGTTTTTACTTCCTGAAGAACAAGAGCAAGCAGCGCGTAAAGCTATAGCTGAAAAAGGCGCACAAGTACAGGCAGGACTGCGCCCCGAAGCCGGATACGAAGATACGGTAGCACGTAAATTTGCCGAAGCTGCTGGTTCTACTCTACCTTTTATAGCTACTGGTGCTTTTGGTGGGTTGGGTGCACTTGCAGGTAGAGCTGCGTTAGGTACGGGTGTTGGTCTAGGTGCCGCCGCCGGAGCAGGTGAAGCCGCTAAGCGTGCGGAAGCCGCTGGTGCTACTGAAGAACAGATAAGTAAAGCCGCTGGGCTAGGTTTGATACCGGGCCTTGGTGAGACTCTAGTACCGTTTGCTGTGGGTAAATCTATCCGTGCAGGTATGGCAGCTAGAGGAATGGGTAAGGCTTTGGGCGAAGCCCCTGCCGGTGATGCACTAGCACGACTACGCAGAGTAGCTACCGCCGCAGGTGGTGAAGGACTGCAAGAAGCCTCCGCAGAGGTAGCGCAAAACTTAATCTCGCAGGGTGTGTACGATCCAGAAACAGGTACGTTTGCAGGCACAGGGGAATCCCTCGGCTATGGTGCCGGTGTTGGTGGTTTACTAGCCGCACTTGCTGAACTTGCTACCCCCGGCAAACCGCGAAGCGTTACCACTACCGAACAAGATACGGCCGAGCCTGTTGTTGTCGCACCTGTTGCGGAAGCTCCTGTTGTTGAAACCCCGACTGCTGAGCCTACTGCTACAGTTACAGAAGCCGATCTTGCTGCCGTAGGTGCTGCCCCGGTAGCCAAAAAAGATCTAACCCCAGAAGAAGAAGCCGCTTTAATGGCGAAGGTTGACAGGGATGGGAATGTAATTGAGGTAGAAGACGCACCTGTTGATGAGCAAACATTCATACTAAATACAGAAAATATTAACCCTATACCAGACCCGCAAGGTGTTGTCGCTGCTTCCGAAGCTTCCGCCGAAGAACTGGCTACTGCCGACATGCCTCAGCTACTAGAAGCTGCTATTGAGTACAACAATAAAGTTGCAGCAGAAGTCATAACTAAACTATTAGGGCCAGAAGCAGCGGCAGAATACGCAAAACTACCAAGTAAAGGCGACGCACAACCAAATTGGTTAGATGAAAATTCTACTGATGTCTTTGAATTAGATGTAGAGGTAAACAAGCGTATTGCTAATACGGATCGCTTAGAAGATTTTAGAAGGTATGTTGGGGTATATAGTGAAGCATCCCCTAAAGAACTGGGTAAAAGTATAGGTAAATTATTTCAGAAGGCAGGAGATACAGATTTTAAGTCTACTCCAGAATATGCGGGCATACTAAGTGCTTTTAACTATGCCGCAGAGCAAGGCTGGACCGCAGAAGAAGTAATAGCGGGAGCAAAAATAGGAGCGAAAAGCTATGCAGGGAGGAATTTTAAAGAGTTATTCCCTGAACTTTTTGCGGTTTCAGCTCCTGTTGTTGAAGCTCCTGTAGACGCACAACCAGACGTAGCAGGTATAGAAGCAGACGAAGATATTGATTTAGAAGACGCGGACGCAGGCATAGCAACCGTAGAAGCAAGACGACAAGACGCTCAAGCCGCCCCCGCCTCCACTGGGAGAGAAGAAGACAGCCTGCTGATATATACGGAAGCCGCAGCTAAACCTAAAGGCCCTATAGGCAAATACTTTGCAAAACAAAAAGACTTCCAAGGTGGGCTAGACGCGCTCGCACAAGATTTAGTAGCTACTGACCAAAAGAAAATACCTAAAGCAGCTAAAACTGCTAGTGCTTGGGTGCGAAAAAATCTAAGTCCCGCTGCTAACAAAGACTTACGGCGTGCGATTGTAGAGCTTAAGGCCACTCTAAACGATATAGATGGGCTACCTCTTCCTGCTGATGCCGTAGCTGCAACTAGTCAGCCACTACCCCAACCAATTCGGGCTAAGTTAGACGCAGGTGATTTGCGTGGGGCTATTAACGATCTCGTACAAAGCGTTGACCAAACAGTGTCGCGTGTCGCTACAGCTATCGAGAAGGGTTTGGGTAATACTAAAGTTGTGGTGTCTAGCGGTGTAGTAAATGCTGAAGGCAAGGCAGTGGCAGGTTTGTACGACCCTAAAACAGATACTATTACTCTGAACCAAGATATACCCCTTAAAAACCACGTACTCCTGCATGAGTCCATGCACGCTGTAACCTCTCACGAGATAGCAAAGAATACTCCTGCCGCCAAGCAGATGCGTAACTTGTTTGAGTCCGTTAGAGACCGGTTGGATACTGCGTACGGCGCTACCGACCTTGATGAGTTTGTGGCAGAAGCGTTTAGTAATCCTGAGTTCCAAGCCAAGCTAGGTAGGATGACCGCTAGAGGCGAGAAGATAAGCTTCTGGAGTAAGTTTAAGAATATTGTAAACAATATAGTACGTCGCTACCGTGGACAGCCTAGCAAGAAAATTGATTCGGCTATGGATAAAGCAGACCAGTTGGTAGAAGAACTTATCTCTCCTGCTCCTGAGTCACGCGATGCAGCTAAACTGTACTCTGCTACGGTAGAAGAAACAGAAAAAGCTACGCTAAATTCACTTGGCAGGTTCGCTAAGGGCAAACTCAGAGACGAAGACGTAGCAACAGTAGCGGGAGCCTATGTAGCCGGAAAGGATGTAACCCAAAAAGCAATAAACCAATTACTGCCGCTTAATGCTTTGTATAAAATAGCCCGAGAGAAGTATCCGCTCATAGCTGACCAAGCAGAAGCACTGTTTAAACTGCTTCAAACTAAGAATGGCGACCGTCAAAAGTATCTGGCTAAGACCCGAGATACCGCTAAGGTGCTCGAGGATAAGATAGGTAAAGATAAGGCGGTTAAAGAGACGCTGTACGACTGGACTGCGGAGAGCACCATTGCCCGTACTGATCCTACTAAGCCTCGAACCGACTATTTAGGACAAGCAGACAAGCTAGAGTCGTGGGACTTAATGCAGTCGCTTCTTGATGAACGGAATTTAACCGATACACAACGCGCAGACTTAATATCTGGGTATAAAATGCTGCGCGACTCTTACGCTCAGGTGTACAAAGAACTTGTAGACACATTAAACATCCGTTTGGACGAGATACAAGACGAAAAAGTAAAGCAAAGTCTAAAAGATAGGCTACTAACGAAGTTGCTCGAAAAAGAAACTATCGAACCGTACTTTCCTCTATACCGCAAAGGCTCACACTGGTTGTTCTATAAAGCGATTGACCCGCTAAGTGGCCGTCCAGAGCAGTACAAAGAAGCTTTTCCGTCTCGCACTGCCCGTAATAAAGCTAGAATTCTTATAGAGAACACTAAAGGCGTAGACGCAGCCAGTATAGAAACATACGAGCGCGGCAAGAATACCCAAGGTTTTGGGCAAGTAGACGCGCAATTTGCCTTTGACCTATTAACAAAGCTACGGGGGCAAGGACTGTCTCAACAACTAGAAGATACATTACTCGACTCGCTATTTGACATTATGCCAGAGCGGTCTTTAGTGCGGTCGTTTAGACAAAGACAAGATACTTTAGGTTTTCAACGCGACTCGCTTAAAGTATTTAGGGAACGGATGCCTAACTTTACTAATCAAATTGTTAACTTACGCCACGACCTTGCGCTTACAAAAGTTAGTAGAGATTTAGAAGATGCTTCGAGAAATTACCAAGGGAACGATCAAGCGTTAACCCAAGGCGCGCAAAACCTAAACTCTACACTGCAAGGGTATATAAACTTTGCACGTAACCCCCAAGTCTCTACGCTTAGTAAAATGGCTAAGACAGCAGGGTTTGGGTGGACTTTGGGCTTTAACCTCTCTTCCGTACTGGTTAACGCGACTAACTTACCTATTGTAGTACTGCCTTATTTGGGCGGGCGCTACGGCTTTACCGACACCATGAAGACTATGAACGACGCGCGCAAGCTGTTCATGGGTACGGGTATGAAGCGTAGGACAGAAACGTACACTAAAGAAGGGCAGGCCGAAGTGTTTGAAGGCCCGTCTATGTCGAACATAGACTTTAGTGACCCCAACCTTACTCCAGAACAACTTGAGTTAAAAGAACTAAACGACTTGATGGAAGAGCGTGGGCAGTCAAACATATCTACTACGTCTGAAAACTTGGATATGGAGAACCCTGCCAGTACGGCTTGGACTTATGCTAACAACATGATGGGGTGGATGTTCCACCAAGGTGAGCGGGCTAACCGTCAAATTACCGCAATAACTTCATACAAACTTGAGCTAGCAAAACGCGCTAAAAAAGGTGAGGTAACGGAACAAGACCGCAAAGAAGCTGCCGAGATCGCCCTTGAAGACACGGAACTTACAAACAGTGGCGCAATGATAGAGACCGCCCCCCGTGTAGCACAGAGTAGTATGGGTAACTGGATGTTGATGTATAAGCGCTTCGGCATTTCGATGTACTACTTACAAGCTAGGATGGCTAGGCAGGCAATAGACCGCGCCAAAACCCCTGAAGAGCGCGCTGAAGCGAAGCGCCAGATCGTTGGGTTGTTCGCCTCCTCGGCTTTGTTCGCAGGGGTCCAAGGACTACCGTTGTACGGAGCGATAGCCTTTATAGCTAACCACGTACTGCTTGACGATGAGGACGAGGACTTTGATAGCATAGCGGCCAGCTACTTCGGTGAGGGCATGTACTCCGGTGCAATTAACGCTATCTTCGATGTGGATGTAGCGCCGCGTGTAGGCATGTCAAACCTAATATACCGTGCGCAGCCTAACCGTGCAGAGCAAGACATCTTGCTAGACATGGCAGAGTTTTTCGGCGGTCCCGTACTGAGTGTAGGTAGGCGCGTCGTGGGGGGAGTAGGGCTAATCTCAGAGGGGGAGGTGTGGAAAGGCACCGAACGCGTACTTCCTTCCTTCGCGTCTAATGGACTGAAGGCGCTACGCTACGGTACTGAAGGCGCTACTACACTGCGTGGTGATCCTATAATGGAGGATGTAAACGCATGGAACGTGTTTGCACAAATTTTTGGACTTACTCCTGCGGGCTATACCAAACAGATAGAGATCAACGCCCGAGACAAAGGAGTAGATCGAAGAGTAAGTACCAAACGTACCGACCTGATGCGCGACTACTACATGGCGATGAAAGAGGGGGACACTGATACCGCTTCTGAGCTAATACAAGAAATGATCGAGTTCTCGCAGAGAAACCCGTATGCAGCTATAGAAGGCTCTACACTCAAACGTTCGATAAATCAACATCAAGTTACAGATGCGATAACTAGAAGGCTTGGGGGTATTAGCGGCACTACCCGCTCTATGCAAAGAATTTTGGCGCGTAGAAAGCAAGATATGGGCGAGGAATAAAAAAGCCCCCAACTAGTGGGGGCTAAACTCTCTATGACTAGGGAGAATGATGAGGGGCAATAATACTAATACTAGTAGTGAAAGTCTATACAACTAACTATATATAGTTATTAACGACTACGCCAGACTCTAACACCGTACCGCCCCTTATCAACACAAACTCGTTTTACTAAATCTTTATGGGCTATGCCACTGGCAGCCACTATGTCGCGCATAGCCTGTTTCGTGTTTACGCAAGGTACAAAGACCGACGTACCGACCACAAACTTGTCCCAATCTATCACTATGCGCACCCCGTCAGGGGATATGTCGGTACTCTTAAACCGCATCAGCGCCTTCTGCTTGCGCTACAGGGTCTAGGTTTAGCGTACACTCGATTACATGCGTCGTGCCTATGTCCATCTTAGTACCCTTACCCATCTTCTTCTTAGAGTACTTACCGTCCATGTGCTCAAAGATTAAGCTCTTGATCTGGCTTTCAACGTACTTGCGATCAGCTAGCCATTTCTTAAACGGGGGTAGACGTATAAACAGTTTCCCTATGTCCGTCTCGTGCCGCGCTACAAATCTAAAGTTAGGCATGTCCTGCATATCTGGCCTAATTATGTTTTGTAGTTCTGGGTCTCTAGCATCCGCAGAGCTAGTAATACGTAGTATAGAGCGGGCGTTGTCCATGTAGAATTGCGAGATCAAGTCGTGTATATCCAAATCCATCTCTTTAAGGTCGGCTCTTTGGCTACGTATAAGCTCAATTATCCACTTCCACAGATTGTCTAAGTCCCAGTCTATAAGCCCTATTTCTTTAGCTATAACACATCCCGCATACACAGTAGCTCCCTGTGCTATCCAGAACCGCTCGTGGGCTTCGGCTTTTAATTTGATAACAAGGTCAGAGCGAGTATCAAGAACAAGTTTTTTAACCGAAGCCTTGTTTCGCATAACGTGTTGCATGAATAGCGGTCCTGCATGCCCGTAGTTTTCGGCTAACTGGTCGTTTAAGTCATTCGCTCGTAGCGTATCTTTGGGTCCGCTCAGTAGTTTTGTAGCGTGATAACTGACTACTCGCGCTGCTTCGCCTTTTGGCGACGACCGATACTCCCCCGCTGTGTCGGTTAAACTGCTATTACCACTAGTGCCGCTGTTTAATGACCACGGTTCTCCCCTGTACCGCTCGGCGTTCTCGCCCTTGCCACTCATACGGTTTCTTTGCATGCCGTCACTAATGGAGTAACAGAAATCACTAGCAGGTTCGGGCTTAAAGTTAGACACCTCATCAATATACAGGGGCAGATTTTTTACTACTTCGGCACGGTTCCAAGCCGAGTTAGCTGTGTCTTTACCGATTAACACTATTTTCTTGTGGTTGCCCCACACCGACGCGCCGCCCCACATACCTGTGGTTTTACCTATACCTGTCTCAGGACTGTTAAGGTTATAGATACAGCCTGCTATGCCCGACATGAACTCCATCAGTGGAGAGCCAAACGAAAGCCCAAACATGTATTGATGCTGCTCAAATCCCTTTTGCCCGTAAAATTTAGCTGACTCTTTCCACTTCTCTAGCGTGCCTTTCTTGCCGAACATGGACATATACTGAGCGGTGCGTGACCCTGCGGGATTGCGTTCTACACGGTTAGCGAATATTTCTTGGTCCCCAATTACAAAAGACTTCTCGTCTTCCGACCAACCAAACTGCGACTTAACTTTAATCGGTGGCCCTTCGGGCTTAAGTTTAGTAATCCAAGCAGCTATGTATTCCATAAGTTCCCTCTGTGTACTGGGCATCACTAGCACGTCGTTAGCGTTCATCGTGCCGCGAAAAGTTTCGGTAGACATTAAGTCTTTCTGAGACGCTACGAACGTACGTTCGCCCTCAAAATCACTCGTATGGCCTATCTCGTAGCACGGGCCGTCTATGTCTATCATCCGCTTCTTCACATACAGGTTGTCAGGACATAGGACTTTTTCTTCGCGGTTACCGTCTTTGTCGTGGGATATTCTTGCTACCCCACCGCCTTCTGGGCGTGCATACCCCGGCGGGTACTCGGGTATTTTAATCTTTTCTAGTACAGATTCTTTCTTAAGTTTGCTTGGCGGTATGTCACCACCGTCGGCGTTGCTAGGCGCATCCGCAACTTCTTCTGCGCGCGCATCATAAAACTCTTCTGGTTCGTCGTATCCACGTACTTCTACTTCATTGCTTTTGGCTAGCTTGAGTTCTCGGCATAACGTGATAGGGCTTTTTATCTTGCCGTTGTTTGGGCATCCTTCACACAGGCCGGGGCAGTCATTGTCGAAAGTAGTGCATAGGTGCGGGTACTCAATAGACGACGCTATCTTTTCCGTTTCTTCTTCGCTGTAGTTACTGTAACCCTTTGATATTAAGTGGATTGCAGGTAACCCCGTCACGCCATCAGTGTCACACCGCTTAGCAATAGACAGGGCATGAGTCCACTCTGGGTAGGTAAGCTCGTCTGCTTTACGTATAGCTTTGTCTATGTGCGCACAGCCACTACCTTGGGCCGTCTTCATTAGTAGGTTGGCAAACTTGTACGTGTACTTGTTTTCTCCACCTTTAGCGTTCGCCATGTCCGCGCTATCTGCGCTTGTATAGTCTCTAGGGGAGAGTACTGGTATCGAGTCTGTGGGCAACTTAGCCGCGAACTCTTCTAAGACCACTGACTTACCTAAAACAACTACCTTAGTGTCTTTCGGCGGAGCGTCTTTGAAGTTACGTGTATTAGGTACACGCAGTAGCCTAGCCGCATCCGCAGTTACAACGGCGTCGATGTGCAGCCCGTCCTGTAAACACGTAGCCTTTAGGCCCTTAGCAGTAGGTAACCACTCTTCGCGCGTGTAGGACCGGTCGAGCGCCCAGTATACATGCAGCCCACGCCCTGAGTTCACCACGGTGGGACGAGGTAGCTCGTACTTCTTATACCAAGCCTTTAGCGCAATAAGCGCATCTTGTTGGGTGCTGTAGGGTTTACCTTCACCACAATCTAAATCGAGGAACAGTGCTTTTAGCCCGCGCACGTTTTGCGCCGTACGGCCCTTAGTAGCATCTAGGAACACACCTAGCGCAAAATAAGAATCTCGCCCTTCTTCGTTAAAGTTGTTTGCAGTCTCAATAGCAGCATCTAGCGAATCGTAAAACTTTTCTTTTATAGGTTTGTTTTTCGCAATTCCTGCTACGTGGTAGTACCCTTCATCACTCAACACCGTACTCAAAAACTGTTTGGTGTCTGTCATCATTTAATCCATGTCATAGAGAGTTACGGGTGCCCGAAGGCACCCGCGTGGTTTAATCATCAAACTCATCCAACAGTGAAGCCAAATCAACATCGGGCTTAGGAGCGTCTTTCTTTTTCTTAGACACCTTAACCTTTGGCTCTTCTACTTCTTCCTCATCGTCGTCCGTACCCGCAAATAGCGATGGGGTTTCTGGGGCGGGGCTTGGCACTTTAGCATCAGTCAGTTGTGGAACGCTAGTCTCTTGCTTTGGTTTTATAGATAGCGTGACTAATTTTAAGGTACCTTCGTCTTGCTGCGCTGCTACCGCCATGCCTATTTCGTCTTCGGCAAGTACGCGTATGGGCTTAAAGCATAGCTTGGGCGTAGAACTATCAGTATCGAAACGTAGTTCTGTAACTATCGAAGCTAGCGGTGCTCTTTGCGCCTCGATCAAACGGGCGTAAGTCTGTAAGCCCATTTTCTTTTTGTCGTCACCAAATATACTAGTAGCAGGTAATGACAACTGGTACACGGCGTTAGACTTTAACTTGCCATCGCTGTCAGTAAGCATTATAGCTACACGCTGTTGGTAACGGCACGCACGAGACTGGCCTTGTCCAGAACCTTTAATGTTCTGTGGGCAATCAAAACATGACCCAGATTGGCGAGTATCGCTTGGTACGTCACCAGAAGGCTTACCGTCGGCAGAACTCGCAGACCAACAAGATGGGGGGTTGCTCGCACCGGCTGTGTACTGAGCATCGTAGTACATACGCGAGATAGGAGAAGTCTTAACGATAACTATGTTTATCGAGCGCGACTCAAGTTCGCCTACTTCCTGTCCGTTTACTACTTTGCGAAATACCCCGCCACGAATACTTAAACGGTTAGTGCCACCTTGCTTCTTGCCACCACTAGCATTAGTGTCTGGCTCTAGTTGCGCCAACAAGTTCTTGTATTCTTCTGGCATGTTATCGAATAAAGCTAATTCGCTCATAAGTCATCTTCCTCATCAAAGTTTAATTCTAATTTTTCGGTTATCTGTGTTGGATCGACAGCCGGTCCTTCTTGTTTAAGCGCTTCTATCACAGCAGGGAGGTTAAAGCGGTATGTGTAACCTACTTTTAGGTAGGTACTTTTTGGTATAAACCCCTTGTTTACCCACTGCCGTATAGTGCTAACCTTTACCGAAAGATAGTCCGCCACTTCCTCTACAGGTACGTAACTTTCTAGCTCGCTCATTTTTTTCTCCGTACGGTTATGGTGTACTCGTTATCCGCGTTCAACCCCGGCGGATGTTGTTCGGGGTTTTCTTCGAGAAACTGCCGCATGTTGCCTTGGCTAATGCGTTTCTCTAGTAGGTCTACTGCCTCGTTATCTACGATAAACCTACTCATTGCTTCCCAGTCGCTTGTCCAAAAACGTTTCCTTTGGGTGCGCCAGAAAGTACCAGAAGCGGTCTTAACCGACTCAATTCCAGTTTCTTTACAATGTTCTAGTAGTACTGATTTTAGCTTGTCTAGTTTGGCATCAAGCTCTTTTTCTTTCTCGTTAAACTCAGCCGCTAACTCTGACTTCTTGTCTCGAATCTTTACATATACAGAAACGAGGCGGTCAAGGTCCGGCACAACAGCGTCTGTCATGTCATCATACTCCGGTTATAGTTATGTTTTATCTAATATAATGCAGTTTAGCTTATAGTTCAAGTATATCTTGGTATAAATCAATCATTTTTGTATGCACGTTGATACGTTGGTCTAGCATCTTGTATATGTGCTTCTCTACCTTCGATCCTTGCAGTTGCACGACAGTACACGGGTGCTTTTGACCTGATCTGTGTACACGGGCGTTAGCTTGGGCGTAGGTTTCTAGGGAAGATGTCGGCCCCCACCATACGATTGTATTCGCCGCAGTAAGTGTCACGCCATGCGCAGCAGCTTGCGGTTGTATGATAAGTACTCGGGGGTCATTGGTTTCTTGGAACTGTTTGAAGATAGCCGTACGTTTTTGCGCAGACACGTCTCCATTTATAACGTCACTCGTTATGCCGTCTTTAGTCAGCTTCTCTTTGAGGATACTAATGACATGTTTAAACGGCACGAAGATAAGTACCTTCTGGCTAGACTCGTCTATTACTTCACGCAGGACGTTGTAACGGTTCTTAACGTCAAACTCTACGGTCTCGCCAGTATCCGTATAGACCGCGCCACATGAAATCTGTAATAGCTTGTTCATGTTAACCGCAGCATTGGCCGAGGTAATTTGCTCTCCGTCCGCAGTCGCCATCATTTGCTTGCGCAAGAGTTCGTAGTACTTCTTCTGCTGCGCCGTTAGGTCTACTTCGCGCTTAACATAAGTCATCTCTGGCAGGTCAAGGCACTGTTCTTTAGTGAAACGTATTGCAGGTTGTAGCGCGTTGTATACCGTATCAGTAGCGGTCGGCTTAGGTGCCCACTTAAACTGCGTCACCTTGTGCATTACCATCTCGCGGAAAGCCCCAAAGAACCTAGGCACCCCTTTAGGGTTAACAAGTTTGGCTAGCCCGTATGCGTCCACCGGTGACTGTGCGGCAGGCGTACCAGTCATCAACCACAGCCATGTTTCTGGCTTTATCACACTAGCCAGCACTTTCCACCGCTTGGATTGTGCGTTCTTGTAGTGGGTTGCCTCGTCTACAATGATAAGATCGAACCCGCCGTTCGCCACCTCTTCCTTCACTATCTCTACACCGTCGTAGTTAATAATGACAAACTCAGCGCCGCCGTTAATTATTTCTTGGCGTTTCTTCCTAGCCCCATGCGCTATGTCTACGGTACGGTGCATGGCAAAGCTAAACAAGTCAGCACGCCAAGCCGAGTCCATAATAGACAGCGGGCAGATAATCAGTACACGTTTGACTAACTTCTGCGTCATCAAGTAGTCAGCCGCCCAGATAGCAGAAGCAGTTTTGCCTGTGCCCTGCTCGTTAAAACAGAAAGAGCGCCGGTTCATAGTCATAAACGAAGAGGTTGTTTTCTGGTGGTCGAAAGGTTTATACCGCCCCGGCCAATCGTACTGTCCCAGAATAGGTGAGGGTACGTCCCGTACGTTTAAGTTCTTCAGTACGCGGGTTTCGTCTACGCCCCACTTAACTAGCACTTCGGTGTCGCTTATAGTCTTACTTGTCGGTATTGCGGTTGTGATTTTCGCAGGGTTGCGAAGCCGCAGGAGTAAGCCCCGTCCGTCTATTATTCTCATCATTTTCGCCTGTAGTTACTTCTTTATGTTACGTTCTTTTTCTTCTTATAATTTCTAGCGCGGTTCTTGCTACGGCTCTCTACAGTCACGCCGTCCTTGTTACTACCACCTTTGCTTAGAGCTTTCTTGTGGCTAACATCTTTGCCTTCGCGCTTGTCGGCTTTGCCGTTCTTGTTTTCGTCCTTACCTTCTTTATCCATCTTACGTCGAGCGCGTTGCCGTTCCATCCGAGCTTTAAACTCAGGGCTATCAACGGGCTTGTTCTTCTGCTTCGGTCTATCTTTAGGGTTCTTGTAAGGCATGTCGTTACCTCTTACCGTTATGCGGGCATTCAAGTACCACGCACCATGCGCGGCAAAGCCCTGTTGGTTTTGCGTTCCAAGTATCTACCTCAAATGCTTTCTCTAGCTTGCCGTACTCGCCTAGCCATTTCTTCCATAGCTTAGGTTCGTTCTCGATAGTGTACGTCTCTTTGATAAACGCGTTACACACCACAAAAAGCAAACCGCTCTTCACTACTTTTATCTCAGGGAAGTGCTTGAACGTAGCTAAGGCCATCAGTTCGAGCTGCCCTTTGTCCGCATATTTGGCAGACTTACCGGTCTTGTAGTCGAATATCTTAGCTACACCGGCTTCTCTATCTAATATCGTAAGGTCGGAAACACCCCTAAACCATACATCTTTATCAAAGAAACCGCATGGCTCAAGGTTCTCGGTCAGCCCCATCTTAAATTCGCAGAGCTTCTCACCTTTCATGTTCTTCAGTTTGTCTAGTGCGGTTAGCGCGTAATCAAACCTTGGGTCTAGCTTTTCGACATCACCTCTAACGTACACCTCGGCAGCTTCATGGAACTCGTTACCGTACAGTATTGCCTCAGTGTTAAAGTCTTCTTTGTAGTCTTTAAGTACTTTCGTGTGGTAGTACTTCTTGGGGCATTGGTCGAACGTCTTTATGCTGCTAAATGACCATGTGGGTTTACCCATCCAGTGCATTCTCCGTAGTTTTTTCCAGTTTCCACGTCACCACGCACCGGAAGGCCCTGTGCCCAATCGGGTGTGTGTCGCATACATTCGTCAACGTAGGCCGCAGCTTCGTTAACTTTGCTATCTGGAACACAGCATACCACAGAGTCATGTACTGTAAGTAGTATAGGATACCTTTTTGAAATCAATAACATCTGGTCCGACATCACGCAGCGGGCAATGCCTTGGCAGACGTTTTCTATAACCTTACCACCGTAGATGTTTACCCTGCCCCTACGGGTCTTGTATGAAAACTGTAAGCCCATCTCCCCTTCTTCAGCCTTTAGGTCACCGTACCGCATGATTAGTCCCGAAGGTAGGCGTATACCGTTATTGTCTGGCAGCACCCGCAACACACCCTCCTTGCCCATGCCGTACCGCTCACCTTGGTACATACCCATCAGGGCATTCTGTGCATCACGCCACAACTGAGAAATACTAGCGTTAGCACTACGGTACACTCGTATGATGCGCTTACATTCCTCCTCGTCTGCCTCAACTCCCATACTCTTTAGCTGATCGCGGAACTTAACTGCGCCCATACCGTACCCTGCGCCTAAGATCGTAGTCTTGCCGATGAAGCGTTGCGAACCGTCTATCTCATCCACCTTCTTGTTATAGATAGTAGCCGCCATCTTCTTGTATACATCTTCGCCGTTCTCAAACGCTTTAACTAGGTCAACTTGTCCTGCTAACCAAGCTAAGACACGGGCCTCTATCTGCGCAGAGTCAGCTTCGATCAAGGTGTGGCCTTCAGGGGCGCAAATACATGATTTCAATACCTTGGCATTTGGCCCGCGTGATGGTAAGTTTTGTAGGTTTATCTTGTCGGAACCGCCCCACCTGCCTGTATGCGCAGCGTAGTACCGGATCGGTACGGGCATCGCCCCACGTATCCCTATACCAATGAACCGCTCGGTGCGTGTCTCTTCTAGGGTGCTCTTCAAACCTATTCGTGCAGCTACTAGGGCTTGCACTCGCGCATCGTCGTGTTCCTGTAGTGCCTTAAACGCCTCGTCACTCTTAGCAAAAGCAAACGCTTCCTTGCCTGTACGTAAACTCGTTTTCATTGGTGGCACAACGCCCAGCGACTCAAGTGCTTTAGCAAACTTCGGGTTAGACATCAGCTCTTCTTTTTCTATGCCACACTCTTCTAGTAGTTTGTCTTTCTGCTCTTTCAGCGTATCTAAGTGGTCTTCTAGCTTGCCTACATCTAACTCCAAGGCAGGGTCGATAAACATACGCAGCGTCATGTCGATTACTTTTAGTTCTTTCTTAGGAAATACTTTTAAGAATATCTCGAACAACTGATAGGTAAGCTCAACGTCTTGTATGCAGTAGTCGCCGTACCGTTCCAGTTCTTCTTCAGTAAAATCTGCGCGGTTCTTGCCTACGGCAAGTATTACTTCGTTACCCTTTTCCCCAATCTCGTACATGTCAGCCAAGTACTTAAGCGAGCCGCCAACTTCCGTACCGTGGAGTGCGCGCCCCATACACAACGTGTCAAGCCATAGCTTAGGGTGAATATCAAACAGCCAACTAAGAATAGAGCCGTCAAACAAAGTATTATGGGCAAGAACAGCAGAACCTTCCCAATCGTAATTAGCGTGTAGGTATTTTTTAACCGCATCGAATGGCCCGCTTATCCAATCTGTCTCACCGTTGTTTACCTTGACCGCTAGTCCTATAACCTCGAACTCAGAACTGCGTACGTAATGTTCGGTCGTTAACTTAGTTAGAGAAAACGTCTTGTCGTAGTACGTCTCGAAGTCTACTGTTATTATATTCACTTTACATCAATCCCTTATCTTTTAGAATTTCGTAGTTCGCTGCGTGTGCGTCTTCTATTTCTTGTTTGCTCTGGCCGAAGTACGCAACTGCTAAGTGTTCTGTAACTAACACTGCGTTTATGGATGTTTTATCGGTTACAAATATCACTCCCAAGTACCGTCCGAACTTACCCTTCTCTTTAGTGCTGAGTGTGTACGTTCCTCCGACGTGCAGTGCGTCTTCGACAAATTTCTTTGCCAAGAGTCCGGCCGCTTTTTCTTCAGCATCTCGTGTGCGGCACTCTGGAGTATCAATACCATAAAGACGTATGCGCTCGTTATGAATCCAATGACTAAAACCAAGATCAATATCAACATCGACTGTATCTCCGTCTACGACTCTCACAATCTTGCAGGGGTATTCATACACTCTCTATCTCCTC